TGGAGTCTTGAGTTATCGGTCCGTGGCCCACTTGGCTGGCTACGGACGCGCGGTGGGAAATTCCCTAGGATTTCTCACCTTTGTGCTAGCAGCAGCTGGCACAACTTGGTGGTTGCGTAGACCCGTACTACGCGCCACCACCCGGGTCGTCGCCCAACGATTACTGGACCTGGTACTAGGAAGGATGGACATCACCAGGAAAGTGGTGGCAGTTGAGAATCAATTGGCTCATGCTGCCGCTCTTGCTGAGAAGGTGGATGACATCAAGAGCCGTCGAGGTGGAGATGAGGTAATCTACGTCGACGAGGTTGCATCACGCGTTATTATTCAGTTGGGTGGTAAACCACGCAGTGATGCACAGTGGGTAGTCGCGAGGAAGTTGGCTGGTCGGTTGATGACGGATGATGGTCACCGACCAACTCACATCCGACGTGATCTCCCACTTGTCCTAGCCAGTATTGAGGCAGATACTGATGAGGAGCTAGGATATGCACTCGCCAAGCGGTGGGGACTGATTCAGGATCAGAAGCCATCCAAGTTGGTTGATCGTGTTCTAGGTGTTAGAAACCAGAGCACGTAATGGTGCCCAGAGAGTGCATGCGGCTTCGATTCGCAGGTTCGCGTTACCGTGGAGGAACTATCCGACATGATTCGCGAACGCGGACATAAGGTGCGCCGTTTGCGACGATTTGGGATGTCAACAAATCGACCACGCATCCATACCACCATTGCTCCATTGGGTGGTGTGGAATGTTGGGGAGTCCACAATAATTCTCTACCCAATTTGGAGCGAGCATTAACTGAGAGAGTTTTCACGGTCAAAGGTGGGGTGTTACCACCCAAACCCGATCGCCAGTTTTTAATGCGTTGTCTTCAACCGTTCGCTATGCGCTTACGATCGCACGTCGGCCTTATCGACAAACTCACCACGAAGGAATTCGTCGAGAGTTATGTTGGTAGGAAACGTGCATTGTATGAGCGCGCAGCGGAGAGTCTAGAAAACCAACCACTTGAGAGCAAAGACGCAATAGTCCAAGCTTTCATCAAGGATGAGAAGGTTAACTTGACACGGAAAGACGACCCATGCCCAAGGATTATCCAGCCTAGGGCAGCTCGCTATAATATTGAGATAGGGAAATACCTCAAGCCCCTGGAAAAGGCCATATTCCGGGGGATAGCTGGTGTATTTAGAGAAGTGACGGTCTTGAAAGGATATAATGCCGTTGAGAGAGCCCACTTTCTCCACACGAAGTGGAAGCGATTTGATGTGCCCGTAGCAGTGTTGTTGGACGCTGAGCGGTTTGATCAACATGTTAGTCGTGACTTGCTAGATTGGGAGCAAGCCACATTTGGCAGCATGCTGGTTGATCGTGATGGTTTCGACCAAGTCAACGCATTGCGAAGGGTTAACAAATGTTACGCTCGTGCGGAGGGGGCAGGGTTTGGCTACTCTCTTAATGGTGTTAGAATGTCTGGTGATATGGACACGGCCTTAGGCAACTGTATGTCCATGTGTGCCATGACGTGGTCTTTCATGAATTGGATAGGAGTGAGGAAGTATTCTTATGCAAATGACGGTGATGATGGTGTATTAATCATAGAATCGAGTGAGTTACAGACGGTGTTGGAACAGTTTCCGGCATTCTTTAAACGTCTGGGGTTCACCATGAAGTTGGAGGGTCTGGCGCGAATTTTTGAGCAAATTGAATTTTGTCAGAGTAGACCAGTTTTCGACGGTAAAGGATATCGCATGGTGCGAGTTCCAGACATAGCATTGATGAAGGATTCGTTGACCTTGAGAAAGGGCGACATTGCTTCGATTGCAAATGCGGTAGGCTGGGGCGGATTAGCACTTTGTGGTACCATTCCAATTTGTTGGAAGTATTACCTGAAAATGATTAACTCTGAGGATAATCGTGCTGGACCCAGTGAGTGCGGCAGGGATTTCTTAGCTGAGCGATTGGATCCCTATGTGTCACCTCCCACTTTGGAAACTAGAGTTTCATTCTATGAGGCATTCGGCATATCACCCGATGAGCAGGTTGTGATCGAAGCAACCATTGATCATAAGATACATGCCCTCGGCCCTTTTGACTACCCGAAGTCAATCAGCGTGGGAACTGTCTGCGGGGATAGTTCACTGCGCTGGTGGTAGTGCCATGGACCGCATGAATAGAGATTGTAAATCCCTAGGTTATCTCATTTACATCAACGACACAGAATCGATTTTTCTTGAGAATCTTGACCTTTAGTGATAGGATGGTGAAAGGAAAGAAGAAAACCGACGTTAAAGTTAGGCAAGCCAGAGGCAAACCGACCACTAATCAGCGGGCATACAGCGGATTTGCGCATAGCAATGAAGATATTGATCACGTGTGTGCCTTGGCGGATCCCTTCTGTGATGCAGCACGCGGGGCAAAGATTCCGGACGATGACTCGTCCCGTAGTTTTGCTCTTCAGTTGCGATCAATCTACGAGATGGATTCCGACGTTAATGGTCGGTGTGCTACGGTCATCGTACCGACGGTCAAGGGCCAACGCCACTACGGCACAGCGGGGTCGATCACCTCGTCCCAGGTCTCCACCTGGGGTGCGGCCATTGATGCCCCAGATTACACAGCGTTCTCAGGATCAGTGGACAAATACCGCATAGTGTCATGGGGGATTAGGATTTACTCGACATTGGCGCCAACCGATCAGGCTGGGCAATTTCGTGTGATAACAACATCCCATACTACATCTAGCGCGGCCTTTGTGTATGCTTCTTCCCTTTATGAAGAGATCAAAGTCTACCCATCTACGGAAACTTCTGTACATTGGATTGCCAAACCAGTTGGTATTGGTTGGAAAGAGTACATTGACAAGGGTAACATTGGGTCACCATGGACCTATGTTACCATCGTCGCTACTGGACTCCCGGCCTCTAAAACTGGTGCGTTCCAAGTTGAA